TCTGATGAGTATTACAGCATTTTACGTTCAACACGCTGGCTCTGACCTTATGGTCGTAAACAGTGCTAGGGTATCATTTGGTAAGCGTAGTGAGATGGAGGATGACCTTTGGGGGCCACCTAAGCTCAAAGAGAAGGACGCTAAGTTGATCCGATACCTTGCCAAGCATAAGCACATCAGCCCCTTTAACCACACATGGGTTACGTTCCAATGTCGTGCGCCTATGTTTGTAGCGCGTCAGCTTCAAAAACATGAGTATATGCCTTGGAATGAAATATCTAGGCGCTACACAACTGAAAATATTGAGTTCTATGAGCCAGAGGTGTGGCGGGGTAAATCTGAGGACAAGAAGCAAGGGTCTGAGGGTGTCGTTAACATTCAGTTAGACCAAGAGGTACAGTGGCACAGACAGTTCCAGACGTATCAGACGCTAATTGACGAGGGTGTAAGTCCAGAGATGGCTCGTATGGTACTACCCCAGAGTATGTACACTGAGTGGTTCTGGAGTGGAACGGTTGGAGCTATAGCGAAGATGTGCAACCTTAGATGCAAGCCTGACACACAGGCAGAGACACGCATTGTAGCTGACCAGATCAGTGAGAAGATGAAAGAGTTGTTCCCAGTTTCTTGGGCAGCATTATTGGAGGAGAAAGACCAATGAAACCTGACGTTACGCAAAAACAACAAGTACTTAACCACTTACAAAATAACCCTGATGGGTTCACCTCTTGGGAAGCAATCAGTCAATATGGTATTACCCGTTTAGCTGCTTATATTGGTTTCTTGAGGAATGATGGATATGGTATTAACTCGGTAACAGAAACCCGTAACGGCAAGGCAATTGCCAGATACTTCTTGGTTACAGGTGAACAGGAGAATGATGATGGCTAAACTGTATGACTTAGAGCTAATGATACTGGACTGTTGGCGTGTATGTAACGATCTTGAGACAGTGTTCAAACAGATCGGTGACGGTGAACGTAAGCCTACACATGATGAAATGATGAACACCTTGATGGGTATGCAGCAGCTATACGAGTGGAAGTTTGAGCAGTTGTTCTTTAAGTATGAGGATTTGTGTCGTGATAAACAGTGAGTGGCGAAAGTTGATAGCAGAACAAGAGAACTTTAAGGAGAACGTAATGGCAGAACATACAGCAGACATCGTGAATGAACCTAAGCACTACGCCCGATGGAAAATAGAACCTATCACATACATCATGCAGAACGGCTTTGAGTTCTGGCGTGGGAATATCATCAAGTATGCCAGTCGTGCAGGATACAAGCCCTACGAGGGTATGAGTAAGGCTCAGTGCGAGATCACAGACCTTGAGAAGGTCATCCGCTATGCACAGATGCGTATCAATCAACTTGAGGGAAAGGATAAGTTATGAGCGATAGTAACATAAGCATCAAGGAGGTTGTTAAAATGTGCCACAGGCTTGCTCATAAGTATAAGGCAGGTCACTCACACTTTGATGACTTGGTTAGTGAGGGTGTCTTAGAGTGCTTAGAGGTTATAAAAAAGTTGGAGAGTGAAGGTGAGCAAGCCTCTGACCACTGGGGCACTTTATATAGGCGAGCTAACAGCAGGATGCACGACTACCTTAACCTAGACTTATTTCCAGTACAGATACCTACGTCCACTGTTTCGAGAACTTTAGTCAGGGGGCTAGACATTGAATCGCTAGGGGACCAACACACTTGGAGTGATAAGGGTATAGATCACCTTAGAAACACGTTAAAGGCCGAGATGGTAAGTCTAGAAGCTGGTCACATGGTCGGGAACTCTTACGAGGGAGAGTACGAACAAAAGGACTTTAATGATAAATTTAAGTTGGTTCTAAATGAAAACTTAAACGATGCAGAGAGCCTGTATATACACATGAGGTTTGTGGAGGATATGACGATGGAAGAGATTGCTGATTTTATGCAGGTTAATAAGTCAGCTATCTCCAAGAGGGAAAAGAAACTTTTAGATAAGCTGAGAGACCTTGTTCCATTATAGCAACACTTCAGAAAAGTTTGATTTGGTGTGGAAACAAGATGGGTTTAAGGTATGTATATATATATGTACCCCTTTTGTTAAGCCCTCCGTTAAGGTAGACCAGTAAAGAAAGAGACTCTAGTATGATTAAAGAGAAGCACGAGAGCATACAAAAGTTACCTTGTCCCTATACTGACTGTGGTAGTAGCGATGCGTTTTCTTACAACACGAAAGGGTTTGGCTTCTGCTTTTCTTGCAGGTCAAACTACCCATCCAATAGCCCCAAGTTTGATTGGGTTGCCAAGAAGTACCCACCACTGGGGACAGTTAATAGAGAGGACGATGATTTGTTTGATGCAGAGCCTAGCCCGGTCAGGGAGGTTATCAGGAAGAATGGTGACGGGGAATACCTTCCAATGCGAGGTCTTTCAGAGCGCACTATGGAGACTTATAACGTAAAGACCTACAACAAGGGAGCTAAACAGGAGTATGTGTACCCCTCCGGTGGAATTAAAACCCGTGACCTAAAGGACAAGGACTTCTATGTGTCAAAGGGCTTCAAAACCGATGAGTTATTCGGCATGAATTTCTTCACCGCTGGTTGCTCTAAGACTTTGACTATCACGGAGGGTGAGCTTGATGCGTTATCGGCTTATCAGATGTTAAACAACCGGGATGGTTACATATCCCCTGTTGTGTCCTTGCCCTCAGCAACCCCAAGCAAGTCGTTATGGGAGGTCTGCAAGCCTTACTTGGACTCCTTCGACCGCTTGGTTCTATCCGTTGATAACGATAAGGCTGGAAATGAGATTGCTGATAAGATTTGTAAGATGTTTCCATCCAAGGTCTTTCGGGTATCTCACAACAAGTTTAAGGATGCTAACGACTTCCTAGTTGGCGGTGCGTCTAAAGAGTTTGTCAACGCTTGGTTCAATGCCTCAAAGTACGTCCCGGATAACGTACTAAACACAACTGAGCAGTTTCTTGACCTATTCGAGAACTCGCCCTCTCACAACTATGTTCCAACCGGGATTAAAGCTCTTGATGAGAAAATACTTGGTTTGATGCAGGGACATTTCACTGTTATTAAGGCCCCGACAGGCATAGGCAAAACTGAGGTTATGCGTCTGTTGGAGTATAACATGCTAAAGCAAGGTATCCCTATTGCCACTTGGCACTTAGAGGAGACTAAGTTACGCAGCTTGTTGGGCCTAGTGTCTTATGAGGCTGACCTAAACCTTACACGGCGTGACCTCATTGAAGAAGAGGGGGCTACAGAGCTTGTTAAAGAGACTATCACCAGTCTTACAGAAAACGGCCTACTGTATCAATTCTTCCTGCAAGATGGTCAAGGGGTCAACGAGTTGTGCGATCAGATACGTTACTTTAGTCAGGCTTGTGAATGTAAGTACATATTCTTTGAGCCTATCCAAGACGTAGTTGTGGGAAGTTCTGACGATAGCAAGGAGAGTATGTTGGCTGACCTTTCAATTCGGCTATCGAAGTTAGCTGCCGAACTTGATGTTGGTATTGTCACCATTGCTCATACTAACGAAGAGGGAGACCCCAAGTATTGCAGAATGATTGCACAAAGGGCCAGCGTTTTGATTGACCTATCTCGTGATAAGGAAGCTGATACCTTGATTGACAGAAACACTACTTCTATTGTAGTTCAGAAGAATCGTCCTGCATCTGTCGAGGGTGTCGCTGGTAAACTCCGCTTTAGTACGGACACGTTTAAACTAAGAGAGGTGAATGAGTGAACAGAGTATTCGATATTGAAACAGATGGCTTAAACAGCACAAAGATACACGTCTTGTCTTGGTCCGACGACTTGGGTGAAACAGTTAATTCCACACACGATTACGACGAGATGCGTGAGTTCTTTATGGCGGATGACACTCTCATTGGACATAACATTGTCAGATTTGACGTACCAGCGGTGGAAAGTGTCTTGGGCATTAAGGTTAAGGCCCGGTTGATAGACACCCTTGCTGTCGCTTGGTACATAGACCACCATCGTACACGTCACAACCTAGACCTTTATGGGGAAGAGTACGGTGTACCTAAGCCAAAGATTACAGATTGGGAAAACCTCTCTGCTGAGGACTATAAACACCGTTGCCAAGAGGACGTTAAGATTAACTCTAAGTTATGGAAAGACCTCAGCCGTAAGCTAGGTAAGTTGTATAAAGATCAGCCAGAGGACAAAGAGCGACTGTTGGACTACCTCACGTTTAAGATGGACTGTGCGGCAGAGCAAGAGGGGCTACAGTGGAAATTAGACGTAGCAAAAGCTGAGGGGTACTTAGCCGAGTGGGAGGAGCTTAAAGCTGATAAGATTAACCAACTAGCGGATGCTATGCCAGAGGTTGTAAAGTACAAAGAAGCCATCAAGCCGTCTGAGGATAAGATGTGGAAGAAGAACGGAGATATGTCTGTTGCTGGAGAAAACTGGCTTGACCTCTGTGCTGAATACAAGGTTCCTACCACCACAGTTAGTTTGCGTGTTGTCCACAAACGGGAGAGGGCTAATCCTAATTCTTCACCACAGGTAAAAGCGTGGTTGGGAAGCCTTGGGTGGGAACCCACTTCCTTTAAGTTTGTTAAGGGTACAAACAACAGCCCTGATAGGAGTGTCGAGCAAGTGACTGTCAATGGAGAACTTTGCCCGTCAGTCTTAAAGTTGGTTAACAAAGACCCTGCTGTGGCTATCTTAGACGGTCTATCCGTATTGTCACACAGGCTTGGTATTATTAAGGGGATGCTAAATGCTCAACGAGATGGTTATGTTCAAGCTAGTATTGCTGGCTTCACTAACACTATGCGGTTTCGACACGCCAAGCCATTGGTAAACTTACCGGGTGTGGAAAAACCTTATGGTGCTGAAATCAGAGGGTGTCTTATCTGTCCAGACGATTATGTCTTGTGTGGAGCAGATATGACTTCCTTGGAGGACACTACAAAACGACACTACATGCAACCGCATGACCCAGAGTACGTTGAGGAGATGAGTAAAGAGGGCTTTGACCCCCACTTAGACTTGGCAAAGTTCGCAGGTGTTATAACACAAGAGGACATAGACTTGCACAACTCTGGGGAGCGCAGCCTCAAAGCACTTCGTAAAAACTACAAAGTGGTTAACTACAGTGCCACCTATGGTATAGGGGCGTCTAAACTAGCTCGTGAGACAGGCATGAAGCTGACTGAGGCCAAGGAGTTGTTAGATGCCTTCTGGGAACGTAACAAGGCAGTCACTCAGGTTGCAGAGGACACAAAGACACAGGAGTGCATCGACAGCCTTTGGTTATGGAACCCCGTTTCCAGGTTCTGGTACGCTCTTCGTAACGAGAAGGATAAGTTCTCCACGTTGAACCAAGGTACTGGGGTTTTCTGTTTTGACACTTGGGTTTCTGAGTGCAGAAAAGGTGGGGTAAAAGTTATTGGGCAATTTCACGATGAGGTCATTGCCCTAGTAATGAGAGGGGAGGAAAAACTTGTAGAAACTACGATGAAAATGTCTATGGACCTACTAAACAAGAATTTACAACTAAACGTACCTTTGGGTACTGATGTGCAGTTCGGTAAAAGTTACGCCGATATTCACTAAGTTGTAATTAAATGTCTGAATCTTGGAAACTTTTCAGGATTTAGGTATGTATTATATTATATGGAAACATGCGAGGAACTCGACACATGACTAAATACACGATGGATATGGTACTGCAATATGCTAAGGTTTTCCCTGAGAACGCCGATTACGGAGACCCCCGCGGAAACCGTATCGCAAAGAGCATTGCCGACAAAGGGGGCCAGTACATTGTACAGGCTTACTTCACTGACCCGTCTCAGATTGAGGAGCTTCTCCAAGATGGGCTAAAGCCTATAGTTATGGACAACCCACGAATTATTGACGGGGATGCCCAATTTGGCATTGGTAAGTACATGAAGCTAAAACGTGGCGTAACGGACATCAAGACGTTTACAGACCGAAATGGCAAACCCTTTGAGAAGGACTACGGAGGAGCGCCGGGTATCGTGAACCTAACTGAGGGGGTCGATAATAAACGAGCTTGGGTCTTTAGTGAGGATGGCCCACTTGGTAATGGGACTGAGGCCAAGGTTCAGTTTGACACCTACTCTAATGGTCAGGGGGTTCGCCTCTTGAATATTGGGGTTACTAACCACGTCCCCTACTCTGAGGGTGGGCCGACAGAAGACGATCAACTGTTTATGGTAGGATAACACATGAAAGTTACAATCACGTTTGAACACGATAGTGCAGATGACGGGTTCGAGGGCAGCACAACTCTAGTCCGAAACGATGTCCATGATCTTTATACCTTAGCAAGAGCATACACGGATGCGACTAGGGCAGGGGGCTTTACCTACGTTGAAGATGTTGCCTTTGAGAGGGATGATGGACAAATGGTATTTGGGGGCTTTTGATGAAAGGTGGAAAGGTTCTTATAGACGGTGATATAATTGCTTATCAAGCAGCCGCCTCAAAAGATAAGGACTTGCCTTTAGATGCTATAAATAAGACAGAGGAGATTATGGGGGATGTGCTGGAAGCAACTTGCACATTTCCCGTAAGCTCTAATGACTACATAGTTTACCTTACTGGCAAGAACAACTTCAGGTACGAGATAGCAAAAGCTGCCCCATACAAAGAGAACAGGCAGGGTAAGGACAGGCCAAAGTACTTAGAACTAACTAGGCAATACCTTATTGATAGTTACTCAGCAGTAGTTAGCGATGGGGAGGAGGCAGATGATCTAATTGGCATAGCTGCAACTAAGTATGGTCCTACAACCATTGTGGCGTCCATCGACAAGGACATGCTACAGATACCCTGTTATCACTACAACTTTACAAAAGGGTGGTCTGAAGTGGATTGGTGGTCAGGAACTAAGTTCTTTTATACCCAGTTGTTAACCGGAGACCCCGCTGACAACATAAAGGGTGTACCGGGAATTGGCCCCAAGAAGGCAGAGAAACTTCTGGCTGACTGCTACACAGAACACAGCCTTTGGGAAACCTGTCTAAAAGCATATGGGGAAGATATGGACCTTGCAATAGAAAACGCCAGACTACTCTGGCTTAGACGTGAAGAGGGGGAGATGTGGCTACCACCAGTGAACGCAGGCGACACGCTCTAAGGAATGGCTATAGGTCAGGACTAGAGGATGACATCTCCGTTGACTTAAAGAAGCGGGGTGTAAGTTTCGAGTATGAGACACTAAAGATTAAGTGGACCTTACTTGAGAACAAGACTTACACCCCTGACTTCATTTTACCTAATGGTATTATAATTGAGTCAAAGGGGAGGTTTGTAGCCGCCGATAGAAAGAAGCACTTGAAGGTCAAGGAACAACACCCTGATCTTGATATACGCTTTGTCTTTAGTAACTCTGGGGCAAAGTTAAACAAGGGCGCTAAGTCAACATATGGTGACTGGTGCGATAAGTACGGTTTCACCTACGCAGATAAGAGGATACCCGACGAATGGTTGAAGTAAACAGTCTATTGACACAGTTAATGCAGCTTAGTAAAGACCAGCTTGAGGAGCTTGGGTTTCATATCAGTGCCGCCCTAAGCGAACTAGAGTTGGAGTTAGAGGATGAGTAAGACAGTAGTAGTCTTCTCGTGCGCTCACGTTGATCCCAGTGTGAGTAACGAGAGGTTCAACTGGTTAGGAGAGTTCTTGTATGACCTCAAGCCTGATTATGTCGTTGACTTGGGTGATGGCGCTGACATGCGGTCATTAAATACATTTGACACTCGTTACCCAGAGGCAATCGTCAGTCAGAGCTACGAGGCAGACATTGAACACTACAACGATGCACAAGAGCGTATTCGATGGAAGTTCAGACATCACCGACGAAAACGACCAGCTTACATAGGGTTTGAGGGGAACCATGAGAACAGGATTAAGAAAGCTATCAAACACGATCCTCGACTTGAAGGCTCGAAGTATGGCATATCTTTTGACCACCTACAGACGAACAGATGGTTCGACGAGTACCACGAGTATGAAAACTCCGCTCCAGCGATTGCTGATTACGATGGGGTCTCATACGCTCACTTCTTTAGTAGTGGCAACTTTGGGTCTGCTATGTCTGGTATGCACCATGCTAATGCACTACTGGCTCACAGGCATCATAGTTCTACTTGTGGTCATAGCCATAAACGTGATCTTAAGTTTAAAGACGCTTCGCATCCTAATGGAGTTATCGGTTTGGTCGCAGGGTGCTACAAGGGAGCAGCAGAGGGCTGGGCAGGTCAAGCTAACAAAGAGTGGTGGTCAGGCATTGTAGTTAAACGGGAGGTAGAGAACGGTATGTACGATCCAGAGTTTGTTTCCCAGTCACGACTAAAGGAGATGTATGGAAATGACTGAGGCACAAGAGAGTTTCAAACGTGTAGGTTGGGTAGTGTGTGTGCAATTATTAGAGTCTCTGGAAGACCTTTCCAAAGATGAAGATGATTGTGAGAGCTTAGAGGAGTTTAAGTTCTATCACGAGGGTCTTGACGCCGCTTACAAGTTGATTGCAAATTATCAGGATAGTCTAACGTATGGGCAAACGTAGTGACTTCGACAGAGTACCGAGGGACTACTACCCGACACCTCTAGCTGCTGTTGAACCCCTGATCCCGCACTTGCCTTACTCGTTTGACTACTACGAGCCTTGTGCGGGTGATGGGCGTTTGATAGACCACATAGATAGTCTGACGGATGGTCACAGTGAGTGTATCTTTGCTTGTGACATTGAGCCTAGAGACCCAAGGGTTTGCTTACATGACTCCATTAACATGAGTGAGAAAGACTTCTTGGAGTTGTATCTGGCTTTTGGTGGTGCTGACTTGTGTATCACCAACCCACCTTGGGATAGAAAACTACTGCACCCATTCATCGAAGGGTGGATGCAGATGTGTCCAACATGGCTACTCTTTGATGCCGATTGGATGCACACGAAACAGTCAGCTATCTTGATGTCGTATTGCGTTAAGGTAGTGAGCGTAGGCAGGGTCAAGTGGATTGAGGGCAGTAAGAGCGTGGGTAAAGATAACTGCGCTTGGTATCTGTTCGATATAGCTAGAGACCCCGCTAAACAGACAGAGTTCTATGGGAGAACAGTATGATTACTCAAGAAGACATTGATGCTTTCAGCATTGTGAATGTGACACCGATGGAATATTCCTATTGGGTTGAAGGTAAGATCACGACAAAGGGTGAGACCCGTCTAGTGGAAAATGCGTTAGGTCTCGTAGGTGAAGCTGGAGAGGTAGCTGAGAAGGTAAAGAAATACCTCCGTGATAATACCAAGGTTAATCAGAAAGAGATCATCAAGGAGTTAGGTGACGTTCTGTTCTACACGACAGCCTTGGCTAACTACTTCTACAGTAACCTGCCAGAGGTCATGGAAGTAAATATGGATAAGTTAGACGACAGAGCAAGACGTGGTGTGATTAAGGGGTCAGGGGATAACCGATGAAGAAGAGATGGGTAAACAATATATTCGTAAGGTTCATGCGATACTGTGTGATGTGGTCAGAACATCGACAGGCAATCAAGATACTGAACCAACTGTCCGATAGGGAACTAAAGGACATTGGAATTAGCCGAGAAGACATTGACCGGATGGTCTGGCTAGAAGAAGATAAAACAATGCGAGGACGCGGCGAATGAGCAATACACTACCAACAGACTACCAGTCTTTCATCCACAAGTCACGTTATGCACGATGGCTAGATAAAGAGGGACGCCGTGAGACATGGGAAGAGACTGTATCCCGTTACATGGAGAACATCGTAAAGCCTGTGGCAGGGGACGACAGTTACATCCGTCAGATTGAAGAGGCTA